GATACAGAAGAAAGTGAATGATGATGGGGGGGGGGCAACGGCACATTGATTTATTGTCAAGATTGTATATGTTGGTTGCCGGTCGATGATTTAGGTGAATGTCATAGACGAAGACCGGACGCTGTACCGGATAATCCAAGTTTTACTACATATAGTTTGAGTTGGCGAGGTACAGGTCCTAATGACTGGTGTTACGAAGGAATTGCAAACGATGGTTACAGTGGGCCATTAGTTACATTTGAGGATGATTTTTCAGTCGGATGGTTTGTTGACCACTCGTTTACTGCGAACATATTTTCTGATGATTTTGAAAGTGGAGATACATACGAAACGTTATTGGTAATGCAGGAATTATTTGATATGGATTGGTTTACTAATAATACTTTTGGTGTGAGTTTGATGTCCGAAGATTTTAATAGTGAGTGGTTCGTAGAAAATGACTATTCTCCTGTATTTGTGGAGGATTTTGAAACCGGAGGTATTTGGTAAATGGCAAGAACCGATTGGAATATTACGGGTACAGGTGGAATTGCTATTATAGATGAGACCGGGTCTAAAAGATGTCAATTGACTGGAACGAAGTTGATGTTGTGGAATGGCCGGTCAGATTTAATAAACGTAGAAATTATTTGTGAATCTAAATATAGTACATCAAATACAAATGCAGGTGGTGCGGTCGTTTTACGCAGTGATGCAACCGCAAATAATTGTTATCGTCTTGTAATATATGGTGCAACCACAAGAACTTACTATATTCAAAAAGTAGTTGCGGGTGTTGTAACTAATCTTGGGTCTTATACATCGACAATTGGATATAGTATATATGGTAAGACCAGATTTAGAGTAGACGGATACCAGTTGTCTGTAGATGAATGGGAAAGTGGGGCGTGGGTAAATAGAATAACTATTGATGATACTTCTCAGGCATGTACTACTGGATATGTCGGTTTGATGGGATATTCTACTGCGGGATATTATGTAGTATATGATAATGTCGAGGTCCGGGAGAAAAGTTAATGTGGCCGTTTTCTGGAATACAGACTATACATTGTGATTTACACGATTGCGATATTAAAGTCTATCCAATCGAAGAACAAGATAAGTTTATAGATGATAATAGTCCAGATATAATTGTTTTTAAAGGTATTGGACTGAAACGATATATAGATGGTAAATGTGATATAAATTGTCAAACTGTATTGGAGAATATATAATGCCTACTACATTTGGAAATCTTGTACTTGAACTTGCAACTGATGGGTCTTTTGTTTTGACGAAACCGACTATTGTGTGGAAGTTCAGTAAATCTCAACTTGAAACAGAGATTGAGAAATTGGAACATGAGTTGGCAGAAAAACAAGAATTACTTGCCCGTATTTCGGCGATGGAGGCCCAGGCATGAGTAACCAAGTTAAACTTAATGATAATAATGGAAATATTGTAGGTGTAGGCGTTACGTCTGTTGACCCGTTTAGTAACTCTACTCTGCGGGCCAGTACAAAACTCAGTGGTGGGACTGCGGATACTGCTGAATCAATGACGGTTGTAGGTGGTGGTATATATGCGGTTACGGCATATAAAACGGGTGGATTCTATTTTGGTATTGCTATTTGTACTACCGCCGCGAATGTTAGATGGGTATGTCCATTGTATCAAACGGTCGTTTTTAAGATACCTGAAGGGACTACTACATTACATTTTTGTCCAGACACTACTTCTGCTCTTGGTTTTATACGGAGAATTGCATGAAAAAGTTGTGTAAATATCTTCCGTGGTTGGTGTTGGTTTTGATGTGTACGTGGTGTATAACTTTACCATCACGGACTAAACTGTCGAAAACTGTGGCAAAAGTAATTCCGGCAGTTGTACACATTTCCTGTTCTGGTGGTTGGCAAGGTTCAGGTGTAATTGTAAATAGACAAGGATTAGTTGTTACTGCTGGTCATGTTATTGATACGTTGCCAGCAATATATACTGTAACATTGTCTAATGGTAAAAAGTATGTTACAGATAAAAGCTGTTCTTTACGACAATACGATATAGGGTTTTTACAATTAGAAGATGTAAATAATTTTCCTTATGTAGAAAAGACCGTTACATTAAATTCACTGAGAACAGGTGATTTTTTATTTGCAATAGGTAGTCAGTTTGGTAAAGAAGGGTTCAATTCGGTTACAACTGGGGTTTTGTCTGCACGCAAACGAAATTTTGGTAGTGTGATTCCTACTTGGTCTGTTTTATTCCAAACTGATGTAGGAGCTAATTCGGGTAGTAGTGGAGGACCCGTTTTTACCACTGATGGATATTTGGCGGGTATTGTTGTGGGTTCGGCAACGCAAATATATGCCGGAATTATTTATTGCGTACCATTTGATATAGTAAATAAATATTTGGAAACTGCAAAAATTGCATTGGCCTTGGAGAACATACAAGTTTCTGATATACCAGTTGTTGACCCATACTATAATTACAAAGATGATAATGAATATTATTTTATTCCTGGAGATAAGTAATGCCTTTATTGGGTGGCAAGAAAAACATAGGTAAAAACATAAAGACCGAAGAGGCACACGGAAAACCACATAAACAGGCTGTGGCTATTGCCCTTGATGTAGCGAGACGAAGTGGTACAAACATTCCGAAGAAACATAGTGATAAAGATATAGAGAAAAGGGTCGCGAAGAGAATAAAGAAATTATATGGCTAAGAGTTTGGATAGATTGGTTACAGAAAACCTACGGCAACTCGCTTCTGAGAAAACAGAGATAGGTTCGGACGGCGAAACTCTAATTTCCCGTGCAGCTAAACTTGCTTTAACAATGTGGCATATTGCGTTGGGTACGGGTCCAATTATGCAGGATTCTAAAACAGGTTTGCCAAAACGACCTAAACCTGATGCTGAGATGATAAAAATAATACTTGAAAGACTTGAAGGTAAAGTTCTTAGTACGGAGGAACTGCAAAAGAAGGACGAAAGTATACCCGATAGGATTAGTAGAATAGGCCGCGATAGAGTGAACAAAATAAGTGGAGAAATGAAAAACGAGTAAGAAAGAAAGAACTTTGACTCAAGAAAAAAAGGATGCCTGGACCTGGTTTTCTAAATTCATTCGTGCCCGCGATTGTCTCGCAACCACAGGAACTACAACTGAAGGAAAGTGCATAACTTGTAATGAAGTGTTTCCAGTATCACGTTTACAGGCCGGACATTTTGTATCGAGTAGAACTGATATAGTTCTTTTTAATGAAAATATAACTAATGCTCAGTGTTACAGATGTAATATTGTTTTGAACGGTCTTTGGCCTGTTTATTATGCAAAAATGTTGGAAAGATTTGGACAGGAAAAAGTAAATGAACTGATTCATTTGTTTTTTCAACAAGACGATGAAGAATATACAATCGAAGATTATCAACAATTAGCAAAGATTTATAAAGAAAAATATGAGCGGCTCCTCGTTCAAACCTAATTTTGATTGTCCGTTAGAATTTCCAGAACGGTATAAAGATATTAAGACTGGAATTTGGATTCCTAAGCATCCCGGTCCAAACAAAGAATGGCGAGAAAAACTATTACGAGATGCGGAAACTGATGTTGGTTTCCAAAAGGAATTACTTGCGGCGTGTAAAGAGAGTTATTTATTTTGGACAAACGCCTTTGCTTTTACTTACCATCAAAAAGAGGTTGACCCTGTTACACACAAACCACGGCTTGCTGATATTACTGATTGTCCGATGATTACTTGGCCTATACAAGACCAGGTGTTTGATTTTATTAACGAATGTTTTGTAAATGCAGAAGATGGACTTATACATAAATCAAGGGATATGGGAGCCAGTTGGATTTGTTTAGATTATTTACATTGGTTGTGGTTGTTTAGACAAGGAACAGAAATACGATTGATGTCCAGACAAGAAGGATTGGTAGATGGAAATTCTGATTCATTATTCTGGAAATTAGATTATATAAACAGATGGTTGCCCAATTGGATGTTACCGCCAAATGTACTTACGCTTGGAAAAGATAATAGAACTAAGTTACGAATGTATAATGAAATAAACGGTTCTACTGAAGCTGGAGAAGCTACTACCAGCGTATCATTATCTGGTGGTCGTGCTGCTATATTGTTTCTCGATGAGTTTGCTAAAGTGCAGAATGGTGATAAAATTCGTAGTTCCACTCGACCTGTAGCTGCGTGTAGAATAATCAATTCGACATCATTTGGCGGCGGAACTGAGTATGCACGATGGAGAAAATCAGGACAGATTAGAACGTTTGCTTTAATGTTCTGGAATCATCCTGAAAAAGGTAGAGGCCGTTATATTACTCAGGACGATATTGGTAATTATCATATAAGGTCCCCGTGGTTTGATAATGAGGAAAAATTTTGTACTCCGCAGGAAATGGCACAGGAAGTTCTGGCTGAGGATATTGAATCAGGCCAAACCGTGTTTAATATATCAAATATAGAAAAACACATGGCATTACATTGTTCTGAACCACGGATTCAGATGAATATAAAACTGAAGGGTAAAATTGCTGATGATTTTATAAAGGAATATATAAGAAAGAAAGATATAAATGCGGTTGATTTTAGACAAGTTAAGGAGGGCAAACTATTGGTGTGGGGACCACTTATTCTTGGTCGACCAGACCAATCAAAACATTATATCTTTGGTATTGATACGTCTAAAGGACAAGGGGCGTCAGAAAGCGTTGTTTCAATTAAATGTAAAGAAACCAAAGAAAAAATAGCGAGATGGGCAGACGCAAACACACCCACACATGAGTTTTCCAGGATTGTGGTTGCTCTTGCTTTATGGTGTGGCGGGGCATTACCAATCGGATTGCCTTTTCTTAAATGGGAAGAAAACGGTCCTGGTTGGGATTTAGGACGGTTGCTCGTTAAAATTTTTGGTTATCCGTTTTATTATATAAATGAACGCACTGGAGTTGTTGGAAGTGGTTTGCCTAAGACTGCATTAAAGTATGGTTGGCACGCAAACACCCAGGCCAAGAGCGAAGTATTAGCATTATATAATAGGGTTCTTACGTGTGGTGGATATATAAACCATGATAGAAAGGGCCTTGAACAGTGTAAAACATATATACACTATCCCGGAGAAGGATGTGGTCCCGCTCAATTACAGTATGAAAGTAAATCAGCACGTAAACTTCATGGAGATATTGTGATTGCGGATGCCTTAACACTGGAAGATGAAAAGATTCAAATTAAAAAAAATAAGAAAGAGGCAGTATTCCAGTCATTCGATTGGCGTTACGAACAATTTAAGAACAAAAAGAAACCTATAAACAGTTGGCAAAAGCGGTACGATTTTTCTGGTGTTAAATGATATTAGAAGCGAGTCCAGTTAAAGTTTCACGTTTAGTAGAGTTGGGGTTTGAACGATTAAAAACATATCGTACAGCGAGAGCGAAATTTATCTCTGAATATGCGGGTCAATATTTTACTGAAATCTCTGGTTTGACAGGCGAAACCCCTATAAATTTGATGTTCTCTACTATACGGGCGTTTGTACCTAATCTTGTGATGAACAATCCTATTAACAAAGTTACAACTGAAATTCTGGAAATGAAGGACCAGGCGTTTTTGTATAGTATGGCGTTGGATAGACTCCATAAACAAATGAAATTGAAAAAGATATTACGAGGATGGGTTACTGGGGGTCTGTTCGGACTTAGTGTTTTGGAAACGGGTCTGTGTGCGTCAGATAATATTATAGAACTTGATGATGTAGACCTTGACCCAGGAATGATATTTACACAGTCAATAGACCTTGATAATTGTACTATGGACCCTGTTTGTACAAGTCTTGATGAGGCGGGGTTTTTTGGACATATTACAAGAGTAAGACGAAGTATTCTTCTTGAGATTTCAGGACTTGATGAAGAACTTATAATGCGATTGCCCAAATGTGAAACTAAATCAATAAATAAAGGGAATCGTGTTGAAGATTTAAGTAAGAGAAATATAATTGCGTCTGAAGTTGCAGATATAGAAGACTATGTTGAAGTTGTAAAGACGTGGATTCCAGATGCAAACGCAATAGTTTATATACCAGACCCAAGAGTTGTTAAATTTGATAAATTTATTGGTGTTAAAGATTTTTATGGTCCTAAGACCGGACCATATAATTTCTTATCCCTTACACCACCGATTCCTAATAATCCTTTACCTATTTCACCTGCAAGTATATGGTATGATTTGCACAATATGGTGAATAGGGTAGCAAAGAAATTGATGAAACAGACAGATAAACAAAGGGATGTGTTTTTCTATAGACCTATGTATGCAGATTTAGCACAGGACTTGGTAGATTCTGAAGACCAAGATTGGTTGGCCTCTGATGATCCCAACGCCGTTAATAAACAGTCAATTAGTGGGCCTAACGCTGATAATGTTAATATGTTGAATCAGTTACAGGTATGGTATAATTATATAGCAGGTAATCCAGACCAAATTTCCGGATTAAAACAAAATTCGACTACTGCTACACAGTCTGAGATTTTACAAAGTAACGCTAATGTTACTATAGAGGATTCGAGAGATATTATTGAAGATGAGACTGTGGCGGTTACTGAAAAACACTTGTGGTATCTCGATACTGACCCGTTGATAAACATGCCGTTTATTAAACGAGAAACAGGTGGCAAAGAAATACAATTGTGGCTTACGCCGGAACAGAGACGTGGTAGTATGGCTCAAATGACCTGTACTATAAAACACAGGTCTATGCAGAGACTTGACCCAACTATACGAACTAAACGGATATTTGAATTCTGTACAAACATAGTTCCTGCTGCGTTTACATCATTACAAATAAGTACGCGGGCTGGCGTTCCTTTTAATATTAGAAAATTTATAACTAATGCTGCTGAAGAAATTGGAATAGGTGATTTTGTGGTAGATATTTTTGATGACCCAGAGTTTCAGAAAAGATTATCTATAATGATGCAGTTAAATCCTGGGAAGGCAGAGATATTAAATCCAAAAGCAATTGGGCAAAATAAAGGATTTCCTATGTCCCATTCAATTTTGACAGGAGAACAAGAAAGCAATCAATTTGCTCAACAAACTGCCGGTGAAGGGCAACAAAGGAGAAATAATTTAGATGGCTACTAAAAATTGGGCAGAAGGTTTAAAAGATAAAAGCAGATATTTATTGTATTATGAAAAAGAGAAAAGGGCCGGACGACAGGGAACGGCACAACCGTTTGGAGTGTGGTTAAAAGCACAACAAACTGTTGGTGGTGAAAGCGCATCTCCACAAACCCGAAGACAGACAGAAACTTTAAGTAAAGGTGATGCTGCTGAAATCGCAAAACATTTTGGAAAGAAAAAGTAATATGCCGTTGTACAGTTTTTATTGTTCTGTTTGTAATAAAACAACACAGATTGTAAAATCTATGCGCGATGATACTATACCAGAGTGTTGTGATAGAAAAATGATACGGGACTTGCGGATAGATTTACCTATGGTTGGTAATCGTGAATATACCAAACCATTACATTCTGACGCTCTTGCGGTTAGTCCGGCACAGGTAGAGGAACATAAAAAATTATTTCCCGACGTTCCTCTTGATTCTGAACGTAGACCTGTGTTTACTTCATTCTCTCAACACGATAAATACTTAAAAACCTGTGGGTTTGAAAAACTACCACAACGTAAAAGACGGTCGACAACAAAGATAACGTAGTCTTTCTTACCTCGACCATAACCTTAAACAAGGTATATAAAATGACAGATATAGTAAAGCAAAAAGACGAATTGGCAAAGGAAAAATTAGACCCAACAATAGAGGAAAAAGTTGCAGACCGTTTGGCGTTGGTCCCTGGTATGTTAGATGAGGAACAAACAGATACAGACGAAGAACCAGAAGTAGATGAAAAGGAACAAGAAACTACAAAGGAATTGGAACAAGAAACAGTCGATGAAGGAACAGGATTAGAAAAAAAATCTGATAAAGTAGTTTTACCTGAAAATTTCCGCCGTGCAGCGATTCACCAGGGTTGGTCCGAAGATGAGGTTTCTGAATTTTTTAAAGATAATCCAGACCGAGCGTTAAAGACCTTTGGAAAAATTTATGATTCTACTAATTTCATTAGTGAACAAACTGCCGCATTAGGTAGATTGGTTACAAAACAAAACCAAGAAAAACTTGAACAGGAAAACAGACCCGTTAAACCAAAATTCAAAGATGCAATAGAAGGACTCAGAAAAAAGTACGGTGAGGAAGACCCGGCTCTTGTAGATATTCTGGATGTTATTACTTCCCAGAATGAACAATTATATGAAACCATTTCAGGATTGAAAGGACAAGGGCAACCAAAAGTATCAGAGGAAGATACGAGAATGTGGCGTACTATAAATGGATTTTTCAATGGACCTGATATTGCAGCGTATAAACTGTTTTATGGAGAATCTAAAGGCAGTGATAATTGGCATCAGGAATTAACTGGTGAACAAGTACAGAATAGGATGAAAGTTCTGGAAAAAACCGACCAAATTGTTGCAGGAACACAGTTTCAAGGAAAGAAGATTGAGTATGAGGATGCACTATTGCAGGCACATTTGGTGGTCAGTGATAAGGTCAGGGAAACCGGTGTTAGAACGGACCTTATCAATAAAGTAAAAGAACGGAATAGAGGACTCACAGTAAAAGGAACTCAAAAGGCGGTAGTAGAACAAATTAGTGCTAAACGAAGTGAAGATAAAGCACTTGAGACTGCTAAAAGAGGACTTAAAAAGTTATTTGGAATGAGTGATTAAACAGGAGAATAAATAATGGGAGTTAAAAACGTAGATTTAGCTGATTTGATTGCAGAAACCCTGAACTATTTGCCCAAGCAAGAGTTCGAGGTTGCCTGGACAAATCAGAAGTATATTGCTTGCCGTATTTATCAAACCGATAGAATGGTAATTGACGGTGGCAATGAGATTGAACGAAAAGTGATGTTGAGTAATACTGGTGCTGCACATTATCGCCGGTCGTATGATGTAGATAATCCGCAAATTGGTCAAGTGATGCACACCATTAAGGTCCCGTGGACCCAGTTATCAACAGATTATTCGTGGGATAAGTTTGAGATTCTGCGGAATAAAAATTCGGCAAGGGGATTTGTGAATCTGATGAAGACCAAGAGAATTGATGGTCTGTGGTCTCTGGCAGATTTGATTGAGGAACGATTCTGGAAGACACCTACAAGTGCAACTGATGACTTGTATCCGTATGGTGTTCCGTATTACCTGCGTATGTTGGATGCGGATTCTGTAACTGCTGGATTCGTAGGTAAGACCATTCGTTATCAGGATGGGACAACTGGAACAGTTTGTGCTAATATTGATGCAAATACAGAGGCGATGTGGCGGAATTATGGTGATGTGTATACGGCAGTTGATAATTCTCTATTGAAGAAAATTCGACTGGCAATTATGTACACTACATTTGAGTTGCCGCCCATGATACCGGACCCGTCAAACACTCAGGAACGTGGTAAGGGTATCTATTGTGATTTTGATACTGCTGCGGCCTTAATGGATTTGGCAGATGCAAAAGACGATAGACATACTGGCGGTGAGGTTCTTGGGAATATTTCAACTAAGGATGGCGGTGTAACAATTAACCGTTTGCCCGTAACCTATGTTCCACAGTTGAATAGTGTAACGGATGTTGTAACGTCAGACACTACTTCTCCAATTTACTGTGTAGATTTCAGCCAGTTTGTACCGTTTGTACATGATGGTTATTGGATGGAAGAAACTGAACCGATGTGGGATAGGGGACAGCACACGACCTTCACGGTTTTTATTGACGGAGCTCATAATAATTTTCCAAAGAACGTCAGAAAAATGGGATATGTTTTACACAAGGCTATTACTTCGTAATTGATGTTAATTTAATGTTTAGGAGAATATAAACTATGGCAATGGGAAAAACAAAAGTTAATTATTTAGGCCGAGAAGGTCTAATTCAGAGTAAGGATGCACCCGATTATGGTTTTGTCTATGAGTCGTCTTTGACAAAAGACCCGACCTATAATTTGGGTGACAGAGTGGTTTTACCAGATGGTCGTGAATACATATACGCAAAAGCCGGTGTAGCTATTACAAGTGCCTATCTTGACTATGCTCTTTATTTTGCTGCAACGATGAGGAGCGGCTGGTATGTAACAGGTGCCACTGCTGCTAAGGGCGACAAAGAGATTACTATGACGCTTGCTTCGGCTACTTTGGATGAATTACGAGGTGGGTATATTGTTCTGTATAAGAATGGCGTTGCCAATCAGACTGTGCGTGGAATAATTGGTAATACGGCTACTTCTGGAACTACTGCAACAATATATCTGGACGGGGCGTTGCCTCACGCGATTGTTTCTGCTGATGGTGTCGAACTTATCGCAAATCCGTGGGCTGATGTTAGACCTGCTTTTGCTTCGGCCAGCATGACAATTTCAATGTGCGGTTTTGGAGAGGTTGCTTGTGCTGCAAATTCTTATATTTGGGTTAAGGTTGCAGGGATTCATAGAGTTTCACAAGCTGCTGCACCAACTAATTATGAAAGAAGTGTTTATTTTTCAACAAATGGAAATACCAGTCACCGTGGTGATGTAGGTACTGGTGTTCTTGACCAACGCGCCGGAACTCTTATTATACCTGGTACAGACCAGTCAGCGTTTATCCATTTGCAGAGGACCATTTAAAGTTTATCGAATGGAGGGGGATATTTTGTCCCCCTCCTTTGGAGAAAAGTATGAATATCGACCAGGCTTTTCAGACATTACGGGGAATACTTAGAAAATTAAATATCCCTTTAGACGACCATGAAGTCTTGCAACAGGCATTGTCAATACTTTATAATGGGGCGAAGGAGAATCAAGAAAGTGAACAAAAAAGGGAAAATGGAACTGGAACAAATATTATCCCAATTAGATAACTTTGAAGAGTGTGAAGTTCCATTGAATGAGGTTACGGTTGAAGATATTGTAGAGGTAGATAATGAGTGAACCCAGTTCAAGTTTTTCTTGTTACGATTTAATACTGCGTATAGCTGAGGCCGCCGGAGTTTGTTATTACGGGACATCTGGACAGGAACGTGCCTATATACCCATAGGCGAAGATTCCCTGCAAAAATGTAAAAGGTGTTTAAATGACGGTATAAAAATGTTTATGGCGGACGCACCCCCACTTGGTTGGAGATGGCGTAATAGAATATGCGAAATTACGTTTACAACTGTTCAAACTACAGGGACGGCAGATACAGGAACAAATGCTACACACCTTATTGACCTTAGTTTAGCAAGTACTTACACGACTACAGACCAAATAAACGGTTATTATATTTACATTACTGCCGGAACAGGTAAAGGCAGTTACGCTGTAATTACTGCGTATAACAAAACTACAGGTGATTGCACTGTTGCAGATTGGCTTACTGAAAACGGAGACCCTGGCGGAACAGACCCGACAACTGGGAGTTCTTTTTCTATAACTGGAGTACAGACGGTTCAGGGTGATAAGGCAAGATATTTGTTACCGCAAGATTGTACTGGGACAACTGGTCCTATTACTTATGCTGCTGGTTCTAACCGTGGTTCTATGATAGGTTGGGCACATGAGGCACAGGTGCGTAGGATGCGTGAGACAGTTGTACAGACAGGTTATCCGCGTGTTGCGGCAATTAGACCGTATGGTTCGAGACGATATGAATTGTTTATTGACCCGTCTCCGACTGCGGCAGATACAGTTATATTTCCTTATGAAGTAGAGTTTAATAGTCTTAAAATAGAATCTGGAACTGCTTTTAATGGTAGTGCAACTGTACTTGTGACTACTGATAGTCATATTTGGAAATGTTTTCCAGATGATTATTTTAATGGGTGGACTATATATGTAGTTAGTGGGTTAGGAAAAAACGGATACGCAGTGATAACAGATTTTAATGCGGATGACGGGACTATGGCTACTTTTACAGTGGCAAAATGGCTGGCGGCAGACGGTATTTCTACTAATCCGTCTCCTGGATTGAATAGTATTTACTATCTTGAACCAGTAAATAATAGACACCCCGCTGGAGTGGCGTTTGATGAAGTTATTTTATCTGCATGTTTGGCAAAGACACAAACATATTTTGATAATATTCCTGTAGACTATCTTGGAAAGTATATCAACAAAGATTTACCAAAAGCCTGGGAAAAAGATATTAGACTTGCACCTAAGAAACTTACAACACATAGAGGTTCAGAAAGAATGTGGAATGACATCGCATCGAGCACTGTGTCCGGTAGCGAAACTACATTTACATAATTTGTATTGCTGGGATTTATAACCCCAGGAAGGAGGCTATTATGCCCGCGAACAGAGAAAGTTTTGGTTGGTACATTAAGAACATGATTAGAAGTGCAGTCCATGTTTCTGGTACTGCTGCCGGTACGGGTCCAAGTCCAGATTTGTGGGCGGGTGCACCTGTGTTACAGACAATGTTGGACCCGACAGAAGGATTTTATTATTTTGATGATTTCATGGGGCAGATTACTCCGACAGATGATGTAGGTTGGGCAATTACACTAACTACATCTGGTTCGATTGCCGGTGTAACTACTTTACAAGGTGGAGCAATTAAGTTCGATTCTGCCGGCAACACTACTTCTGATGACGGTATTGAGGCACAATTGACAAATTGTATGGTTAAACCTGCTGCCGGAGTTAAGATTTGGTTTGAGGCCAGAGTGAAGATGAATGACGCAACAGACCTGTATTATCTTGGTCTGGCTGGTGTGGATACTACACTCATGGCATCTGGTGTCGTTGATGATGTAGTAGATAAATGTGGTTTTTACCATGAGGCGGCAAGTACAGATAATAAAATTTCAGCGATTAGTGCCCGAACAACCGTTGAGGAAAAGTTCACTGATATAGGTACAAATGAAGACGATACGTTTGTAAAACTTGGTTTTATGATTGACGGTCTTACTGCTGTATATTTCTACAGGAATGGGGTCCTTGTTAAGGCGGAGAACACCGCGGCTAAAATTCCAAACGCAGTAATGTGTTTGAGTGCTGTATCAAAGATTGAAGTGGCTGGTGCAGATGCCGAAATGACTTGGGATTGGGTCCGTTTGGTACAAGAAGGGGGAAGGTCAACATAAAGATAATCACGACCGCCTCTGTTAAATGGACTGAACGTTGTTAAAAACATGCGGTAGACCTGGGTGGCTAAGAACCACCCAAGACGTAATTATAAATAGATAAGGAGATATTAAAATCGAACTTTTATTTCCCGTACTTGGTTTACATCGTGGGTTTCCGACATCTAAACAGCCACAGAATACGGCCTATAAAATGAATAATGTTCGACCATATCACGATGGGCGTTTACGCGGTGGACAAAGACCGGGGTTAGATAAATGGGGTGCGGGTACATTGTGTGGTGCAGCAGAAGAACCGATAGTGGCGATGTGCGTTGTATCGAGTGTAAGTTAATATGGCAACAAAAATAATATGGTGGAATGGTAATATAGGTGGTTATCCATCTGTTAAAGATAACTATGTTGCCGAAATAGGAGAAATTTTTACTGTAACAAGTTCTTGGAATATAAGTTATGTTGTAATGTTAATGCGTAGGGTAGGAACAGCCGGTAATGTAACAGTAAGTATTTATTCGACATCAGGAGGTCTTCCTACTACATCTTTAGGGAACATTGTTGTCGATGCAAGTGGATGGAGTACAAGTGCTTCCAATAAAACTTTTACATTTACTACTCCAATATCAATAACACCTGGAACTTATGCCATTATAGTTAATCATTCTGGAGGAAACCAAAATAATTGCGTACAATGGGGAATGTCAGGTGTAGGGTCTGGTTATCCTGGAGTTTTATATCGGTATTATGAAGACCCGCCTGTATGGCATGTTAGTACCTTAACTGTATTTGATTATCGAGTATGGGGAGATTTAACCCCTCCAGAAAAACCTATAAATCCTACACCGGTGAATGGTAGTACAGGAATTGATTTTTCTGATTTTACTTTAAGTTGGGAGAATGGTGGTGAAGCAACTTCCTATGATGTTTATATAGGGGTTTCTGGAAATTTAGTTGAAGTTTCTACGGGACAAAGTGGAATAACTTATATTACAAATATAGATGAAGTGCCATATAATCAAGTAATTTACTGGCGTGTAGACGCTGTAAATTCTGGTGGTACGACTACAGGAGATGAATGGAATTTTGATGCACGTCCAGAAAAACCTGTAGTTCCTACGCCATCTTATCAAGCGACTGGAATAAGACTTAGTTATCCAACAATTAGTTGGGAATCAGGTTCATAAATGGCAGAGACCTATGATGTATACTTTGGAACAGTTTCAGGAAGTCTTACAAAAGTATCGTCAGGGCAATCTGGGTTATCTCTGGCAATGCCAGGATTGCCACTCGATTACGGTATTATATATTATTGGCGTGTAGATGCAACAAATGAATATGGAACAACAACTGGTGATACATGGTATTTTACTTCAATAGCATTTCAACCGCCAGTTTTAAGTTGGGACCCACCTAATATGATGGCAGTACAAAAGAGGTTAGTTGTGGCGGCGGGAAATGTAGTCTGGTATGAGGAAAACTAATGACAGTTACTCTTACTGACGTTGTAAGTTATAAACGACTTATAGTTTGTAGCAATGATATTCTTTGGTATGAGGATACTTCTGTGCCTGGAACAATGTTAGAATTACCGGGTTCTAAAAACGATATTGATACCTCTGATATGTTATCAATGTGTGAGGGGTATCAAAAAGTATTTATTGTAAATGGAACAAAGTTTAGAGTTGCAGATTTTGTGAATGTTAAACTGACACATACTGCACTTGGAACTGCCCACGCAAAAGGCGATGTCCTTACTCAGGCAACAAGTACAGCTACTATGATAGTTGATTTTACTAACACAGCAAAAACCGCAACTTATGGATATGTAACTTCGGGTACATTTAGTACAGCATATAGTATAACTGGTTCGGGTTCCGGTACTGCATTTACACCGACTGGTATCAATGGGATGTTGACCCATACAGCACTTACAGTAACGCATACTGCTGGTGATGTTCTTACTCAAGATACGACAGGTGCGAAAATGACAGTCGAGTATGTTGATGTTGCCAAAACTCATACTTGGGGTCAGATTACAACTGGAGTGTTCAATACCACAAATCATGTAGATACTAATGGGTCTGGAAGTATATTTACTCCTACCGCAACAAATATTAAACCCCCAAATTGGTATACTTGGACTGTTTATCCTGGTGGAAGTTCTGGAACATTACCAAATAAGGCATATATTGTTTCAATGTTCCGCGGGTCTATTTATCTTGCTGGTAATCCAGAATATCCTAATCAGTGGTATAAATCCAGAACTAATAATCCCTGGGATTTTAACACGAGTGTTTCAATTTCTGATGCACTAAGACCTATGCGTGGTGGCGTGGGTGATATGGGCGAATCCCAAGATATTATTCGAGCACTTGCCCCATATCGTGATGACTACCAGATAATAGGTGGTGCAAATAGTTTATCTATTATGACTGGAGACCCGGCAGAACGCGGTTCTATAAATAGTTTGGATAAATCAACAGGTATATTTGGGTCTACAAGTTGGTGTTGGGGACCTAATGGAGAGTTCTATTTCTGGGGGCACAATGGGTTTTATGTCGCTACAATTCCTGGTAGTATTACTTGTATAACTGCAATCACACTCCCTAATTTAGTAAAAGATGAAATTGCCAGTCCCACTACACATCGTATTTCTATGGTGTTTGACGTTTTACGAAATGGAATTTTAATTTGTATTACTAAACTTTCAGATGGGACAAATTCAAATTATTTTTACGACTTGAATGTAAGAGAAGGATTAGTTCCAGAAACATACCCAGAAGAATGTGGAGTATATTCATTATTTTATTATCCTGCAAATGTACCCACTTATGCAGATTTACTTGTAGGATGTAAGGACGGATATATTCGTAAATTCGATGAGACTGCTAAAAGTGATGATATAGGTGCGACTGATGAGGCAATTGATAGTTATGTTGCTTTTGGCCCGGTGCAATTATCTAAAGACCTGGAAAGTTCTTCTATAAGTAATATATCTGTAGTTACTGGAGGTGGTGCAACGAGTGGAACACACACAGATTCAAATGATGTGGTATTAAAAGTATTTGTGGCGGATACTGCCGAAGAAGTAATGGAAAAACTTGATGCAAATTCTACTCCTGATTTAGTTAAGACTATGAATAATTCTTGTAAAAAAACAATGAAGGATAGTCGTAAAGTGCGTGGAACATATGCCGGTGTTCGTGTTGGAAACGACACTGTTGCTCAAACTTGGGCGTTTGAAAAATTGATTTTTGAAACGGGGAATTAAAATGCCTTTTGATGAAAACGGTAATTACGTTATATCTCCTGGATTGCAACAGTGGGCCAATACAGAAAACGCTCGTATACGTGCAACTAATACCCAGAACCAACTCGTTGGTGTTGCACGACAAATGACTTCTGCTATTGCAAAAAATCGTGTAGCAGAAATAAAGAAAGAAAATGCTGCGTATCAAAGACAAAAAACAAAGAGTGTATCGTCTGGTATGCAGGCATTGATTAGTGCAGGTCTTGGTGGTTCAACTGCACCAGGTTCTATGGAACTTGGTTATGAACAGGAAGTTGGCGTGCCCTTTAGAGAGGCACAGGCCGCTGAAACAGCACGTACAAATTTAGGTGCAATACAATTGTTTGGACAGGCACAGACCGCTGGTGTTACAGGTAGCGGTGGTGGTGGTGGCGGGGGTGAAACGACTACACCGCAACTACAAACTGGTTTAAATATAGCAAAGTCTATGACTGGTGGTACTAATTTAGGTGGAGAATTGATGCCGTCTTCTGCGATAGATGATATGAAAATACAGTTTGCGAGTTTCTTACCGGCATCACAAGAACAGGTTGCAAAGTCTAAAGTTGAAACACCAGAAATGTTAGCGTCAATCGCAGGGTCTAAAATTCAACCAGGAATAATAGGTAAATCGTATTCTACACCTGTTGCACCTTATCAAAATATTAGTTCAAAATATAAGATTAACACTTATGCACAATGGAAAAACGCCAATCCTACTGGAACTGCGTCTGAGTATCTTAAATATTATAATAAGGGAAAATAATGACGATTTCCAGTAGAGTAAAAGTTGGTGATTGGAACTCTGTTATCCACGCAATCAATGATATAGATAGATTACTTGGACCACTGAGTGCCCCTACATTTGCAGACGTAACACTGTCTTCTCCATTAACAGTTCCTAATGGGGGTTCTGGTGCGGTTACATTTACTGACCATGGAATTTTACTTGGTTCTGGAACTGGGGCATTTACAGCACTTAGTTCTGCGACTAATGGACAAATACCTATTGGAAGTACAGGATTAGACCCTGTATTGACAACAATTACTGGTACAGCAGACGAAATAGATGTAAATAATGCTGCCGGTTCTATTACTATAGGTCTTGTAAATCCTTTAATAGTGGGAAAAGGTGGTTCTGGTGCAATAACATTCACAGATGGTGGAATCTTACTTGGTTCTGGTACGGGGGCTTTCACTGCACTTGGTCAAGCTACTAATGGTCAATTACCAATAGGTTATACAGGTGCAGACCCAACATTGGCAACATTAACTGAAGGTGAAGGAATTGATATAACTAATGCTGCCGGTAGTATTACTATTGCAGGAAAAGATGCTACTGTTACAAATAAAGGTATTGCATCTTTTTCAACCGATGATTTTACAGTAACTAACGGTGCAGTAGTAATAAAAGATTCTGGTATTGACCATGATGCCACAACTAATTTTGCATCTGACGAACATATAGGTCATAGTGGAGTATCTATATCTGCGGGTACTGGTATGACAGGTGGTGGAGATATTACTACTACTCGGACATTAAATTGTACTATTACACAATTTACAGCCGCTAAGGCCCGTGAAAGTATATCTTCTTCTGCAACAGGATTAACTTATACAAATACAACAGGAGTGTTTACTCTTACTTCTGGATATGTAATTCCAACCACTACACAGGAGACAAACTGGGGTGCGGCATATTCTCATGTATCAAATAATGGTACAGACCATTCTTATATTGGTCAATCTGTAAAATCTACTGATAGTCCTGCATTTCTTGGATTAACAGTTGATACAGATACTCTACTTGTGAATAGTACGCTCCACACAATAGGTATTGGAGTTACTCCAGTAGCAGGCATAAAATTATTCTCCTATGGGGCGTCACTTGCTAATGTCGTGGCTTTATTTGGAAATAATAGTGCTGTAGATGGAGCAGATTTATATATTGCCGGTAATTCTATAAATTGTGGATATAATTACAATAATGATGATGCTGCGTACGGAATAAATTATAATGGTTATCAAAACGGGGCAACTCGATTTAGAGACGTTTATTTTTGTGATGGTAAAAACACTGTTCTGATGTTTGTTGATGGTAGTGCTGGTAAAATATCTATTGGTTATGGTGGTGCTGGTATAACAGAAAAATTAGCCGTTAATGGCAAGATTAGAGCAGATACTTGTTTTAATGTTAATGGAACAGATGGTGTCAGTGGTAGTTTTACTACAGTAGATTTGAAAACAGTAACAGTTGTTGGTGGTATAATTACGAGTATAGTATAGGAGACAAAATGCCTGGATTACCGTTTCAAGGTTTGCCAACCGTTGTTTTGCGTGAAGGTACAACCATGCCATTATCCACATGGACTGGTCCGAAACAAACCCCATATCAACCAACTGGTCAATATAGAACGTCATCTACACAACAGGGACAATCTAATCCTATATCTAAAATTGAAGACGAAGTTGCATTTGGACAACAACAAATTAACCGACAGTTTGACCAGGCAAAACATGAGTTAGATGTGCGAACCTATACAAAACCAGAAGAATATATTCAGGCAATAAATGACCTCAAACAACAAGTGGCACACGCTGGATTACAACTCAGACAAAAAGCTGAAGCCAAACTGTTTAGTATGCAACAAATAATGAAACTTGTTGATGAAAAAATCATGCCTTCTCAAAGTGGCCAAAAAGCAATGTGGCGTATTGCTGGTTTGGACGAAGACCAGATTAACGACATGTTGCCTGAAACTAAACCGCGTAACCTTATGCAAGAACATGCTGCTATTGTGGAAGAACAGAATAGACTTTCAAAAATATTAGATGAATTTGCACCAGATAGTAAAGGTGTTTTATACCCATCTATGGACCCTAAAAAAGATTCACACACACCAGATACTTCTCAGGAACCGGTTTCTCCAAAAGATGTAGAAACTTATTTAATGGCCCAAAGATTATATGATTATACTGGAGAAAAAGAAACACAACTTTTTGAAGAAATGTCTCCAGGTTTAAGAATGGCCGTTGCGGGACAGAGAGTGGCTGCACAACGGGTTAAACCAACTGGTATTCAAAAAATAAGTGGGTGGATTGGTAGACATCCATATATTTTTGCTGGACCTGTTGGTGGTACTATGATACACCAACTATCAAAACATTCAGAACAATCTGTTGTGGGTCAAACTACTGGACAAAAATTAGACACTCAAACGGCTAAACAAATTCTGTCTGAAACCGGCGGCGACAAAGAAAAGGCTCGACAGATAGCACAGAGTAGAGGGTATACATTCTAATATGACAGACATTTTCGATACTATTTCGATTGATACAGAACAAACCGCTATTCCAACTAAAACCGACGTTTTCGACCAAGTTGGAGACTTACGCGAGAAAAAGATACAGGTGGCGATGTCTGCATTAAGAAAAATACCTGCTTCTGAATTTGTACCTTATATGGTCACAATGAAGACGGACCCATTTAATATCCGACAAAATCTGGTTAGATTTATAGGTAGAAGACTTACCAAAGACCCAGACACAATGGATATAATATATGAGGCTACTGATAGAGTCCAACGTGAAATGAGTCTTAAAGACCCCAAGAAATACGCTGGAATTGTAGCAGAAATAGGAAAAACTATTTCTGAATTTGCTGTTCTGCCCGGCGGTGCAAAAGTTGGTGAAACCGTAGGTAAACTTGCACTAAAAGGTGCAGGTAAATTTGCTGCACAACAAGCATTACAGTTACCTACGGCAGAAGAAAGTAGATTATCTCCTGAAGAATACCTTAAACGAAAGGCAATTTCTACAGTTGAATCTGCGGTTACGGGCGGAATAATTGGCCCTATTGGTAAAGTTGTTCCGAATCCCTGGGCCAGAATACCATTGGTGACTGGCGGATTTATGACTAAGACTGCTTTGGAAGGCGGTACGCCAGACCAGATACTTGAAACCGGGATTACTATTATAGGGTTTGAGGCCGCGGGATTAGCACAACGTGGACTATATAAAAAGGCTGTAGAATCGGCTGTTAAAAATGACCCTGATTTAGATAAAGTAGAACCTAAAATTCTTGAAGAAACTATTAAAGCAACTATACCAGATAAAATTGGTGAAACCGAAACCGTTTATCACGGTACAACAGTACCAACAGAAATAATTAAAAAAGAAGGCGTAATTGCAGATAAAGAAAGAACAGGAGCCATATCCGCAACTGATAATCCAGAAATTGCTAAGAGATTTGGTGACAATGTAATAGAAATAAAAGTACCGAAAAACAGAATATTAGATTTAACAGATGGTAAAAATGAAGTGCGAATTATACTAGAAGGATTTCCAATTGGTAAATGGTACAATAAAGAAATTACAGAACAAACCGCACGTTTACAAACTTTAATTGGATTTGATGATTTACAACCAGAACAAAAAAAATGGTTAGCTAATAAGGGATATATTGGAATTAAAATACCCTCTCTGGAAGGTGGTAAAGCAAAAGGAACAGAAACAAGATTTGTTGCTAATATTCCGCCAAATATGATTGTCTTTCAACCACTTGGTGAAGTAAAAAAAGTATCAGAGACAAAACCAACAATATCTGAACAACAAGAATCTATTCGTGAATATAATAAGGACGTAACTAAATGGATAGAAGGTGGTAGAAAACCAGAAGAGAAACCTATACCACCTGAAATTTCTATCAAACCAACTATTGAAGCAAAACCTGAAGATTTTGAAAAACCGATTCCATTTGCAGGTAAAATCACTACCATGTCTGTTATCATGGCGGATACAGCAAAAGTGGTAGATGAATTACCGTCAAGAATTACTATCCCGCAACGTATCCGGCAACGTGTATTTGGCCGGGCAATTTCAGAAGGTGTCGCGAAAGTAAGAGCGGTGTTTATTGGTATTGATAATTCTCGGCCCGCACGTTTATCGAAGATGTTGGGTGGATTTAAAGATTCCGTTCTTACTAAAGTTTTTCGTGAAGACCTTGTTGAGAACGGGGCAGATAAATTCACTGGTTTTCAGGCATCGTTTCATCAGGACTTTCAAGGATTTCTAAAAGATAATAATATTCCTTCTGCACAACTGGCAAAATATAGTAGAGCAATGCACAGATGGTGGATGCCTGTTGAAATGGCAAAAGAGTTTATGGGTAAAGGACCAGAACTTATAGTGTTTAAAGTAAACGGTCGTGAATATGAATTAACACGTGATAATCTAATAAATTTCTATATGCAATTCCGTCAAGAAGCAGGACAAGTATATGCCAAAGAAGAAGGATTCAAAATAAACGGTGTTTATACTGGCCGCCTTGTTAATGCTGAATCAGATTTAAACGCCTTACAACAATTAGTTGAATCTGACCCATTATCTATCAAGTTAATGGACTATTGGTATAATACTGCCGACCCAAAATATTTTAAACCAAATATAAATGGCACATCTCAAATATTGGTAGGTAAAGATATTGCAGTAGAAAGTAAATTTTACTATCCTCTCAATCCTGAAAAAGCGGAACAAGCGGGAAAGAAAACCGGATTTACTTTTAGAGAACCGCCAAAAAGATTTAATCTTTTTGAAGACCAGGGTTTTCTTAATACACGAAAAGGTCCTAAAGGCCCTCTTATTGTAGGTAGTTTCTTTCAAGACATGGAAGACATGGCGGAGGGTACGGCTGAATACATGGCCTATGCCCCCGCGTTGCGAATTGCCAAAACAATTTTAACACATAGACCTACTATAAAAAGTTGGCGTGAAAAAGGTTATGATAAGATTTATGATAACCTTTTAAGAATAATAAAAAATGAAACAGAATTACCAGAACCAAAGGGATGGTTAGAGACTCAGATTTTAAGGACAACACGCGGTGCAACGAGAGCAATATTTAGTCTTCCTAATATTAGGACCCCCGCTATACAAATTTCCTCTACCACGATGTTCGCAAAGGATTTTGAAAAAGCAGATATTGTTGAAGGATTGAAATACGCTGCCGACTATCGTAACTGGGAAAAGGCCATGAAAGATATTCCCTGGTTATGGTGTAGATATTACATGGACCGGGGCTACCGTCTTATTGGTGGAATGGCTGAGACCGCCGGACTTAGTTTACCGATGCAGGGTAAACTGGCAGCAGGACAGGCCGTTGGTATTGCCCTCAAAAAAGCGGACTTGGCCCCCTTTGTTGTACTCTATGGAACGGTTAGGTCAGAATATAACAGAGTTCAATCTGGCAAGGCCGAACCAGGTGAACTGGCAACAAAATATTGGTTTGATAAAGATACAAAATATGGCGTAGATACAGAAGAAGGTTTACAGGCAATCCGTAAACGATTCACTGTTGGTAAACGCGGACAGCAATCATACGACAAGTTTGACCGTTCCGTATCTACGAGTTCTCACGCTACCTTATCAAAAATCTTCTATTTATTCCGGTCATTTCAAGAGGGTGCCCAAAATGCAGGACAAGAAACTTGGGATGATTATACGCACAGTGAAAAGACTGCCGAAGATAAAAAGATTTTTGCCCGAAAAAGTGCAGCTATACTATCGTCTTATGTAGTAGAAAACATATTACGTGATTCCGTAGGCTGGGCAACAGTGGGTCTTTTATCTGGTTCATTAAAAGACAGTAAGAAATGGTATGAATGGGCGACCGATGCAGTTCTGGGACCCCTTGATATGATTCCATTAGTAGGAAATTATATACAGGGTGTTCTTAAACAATTTACACGCACACTTGCACATCAAAAACCAATATATATGGGTCGTATTATGGAACCGTTACCTTTACAGGTAATCAACACTTTGGCTACAGCCCCGGACAATTTTGCCCAATCAATAGGATTTTTCATAAATGGGGAACCAGACAAAGGCAAGAAGTCTCTTATACGTGCAATAAACGCGAC